TTATTTATTCTATTAAATCCCAAGTTTGATTTGTTTCATTCCAATTATATCTTTGACCATCTGTAGGTTTAGAAACTGGTGGATCCCATCTACAAGTGGTTTCATTCAATGTCCAACTATTATAAGGTTTTGGTTCAATAAAAGCATCTCTTATTTGATCGTATTTAAAACCAATACCAGCATAATTTTTTCTAAATGGTGTTCCACCTAAAATATGAACCCCACCTCTTGTATTATATGAAGTTTGTTTCCAAATATCATTTGTTCCATATAGATTATTTAAAAAATCTATACCAGCTTGTTCAGTTGTAGCAATATCGTTTGATATTTTTTCAACTCTTTCAACTTTACCACCTTTTCCTAATTTTGCAAAATAAGCCATAATTTATCCTGTGTAACTTCCTGAACCTGTAAATTTAATAACTGTATCTGTTCCATCAGTTGTAACTGTTGGAGAACCTGTTGTAGTTCCTGAATAAGAAGCTGTTGGTACTCTTAAAATAACAACCCCACTTCCACCAGCACCTGATTCTGTACCAGGACCAACACCTCCTCCACCACCACCTAATCCGTCTGTACCATCTCCACCAGTACCATCTCTTGTACCATTTCCTCCACCTCCACTTCCACCTGAACCAGCGGCCGCATTATTTATATCAGCAGAACCTCCTCCACCTCCAGCATAAGTAGTAGCTGAACCTGTTATTGAATTTGAAGAACCATTACCACCATTACCTCCAGCATTTCCACTACCCTGACCACCTACAGCACCAGCGCCACCTCCTCCACCAGCACCATATTGTGGTGGACCATCTGATGCACCACCACCATCATTACCTTGACCTGGTGTACCAGAACCACCTGTAGTCCTAGAACCTCCTCCAGAACCTCCATCTCTACCAGCAAGAGCATCAGAAAAACCACCACCTCCACCACCAATAGCAGTTATTGTTGAAATTCCTGTACCAGATAAAACACTATCAGAACCATCACTTCCTGCGTTTCCTGTTGTTCTTGCACCACCTCCTGCTCCAACTGTTACTGTGTAAGTTGTTCCTGGAGATAAAGAAATAGCACTTCCACCATAATTAGTTAGTAAACCTCCAGCACCTCCACCTCCAGCATTACCTAGACCACCACTGGCACCACCAGCAATAACTAAATATTCTGCATTATAAGTTTGTGGTGTTCCTAAAGCTACAGGATCATCATTAGTTGGTATCCAACCTTTTGTTGCTCCTGAATAAACTATTTTTAAATGTTGTCCTTCAGTAGAAAGAGTAGGATTGGGTGAAGTATTACCTTGATAATTTAAACTGTTAGTATTTATAGTAACATTATTTGTTTGCCATGTTCTTGCGTAGTCCGCAAATTCGATTGTATCACCTACTGAAGCAGAGGCAGGTAAAGTTACAGTACAAGCATTTGATGTTGTGTCAATCCAATAACCATTTCCAGCTACTGCTGATAAAGTTGTTCCTGTAACAATACTTGATTGCCAATTAGTTCCACCAGCAACATCTCCAAAAGATAAATTGCCTGAACCATCTGTAATTAATGCTTGTCCATTAGTTCCATCTGCTGTTGGATAAGATAAACCATCTATAATAACTTTTCCTGTTCCATCAGGTGTAAATGTAATATTTCCATTTGCACTTGATATAATTGAATTTCCATTAACATCTAAATCTTGACTTAATGAACTTATTGTAACTGTGCTATCTAACCAATTAACTGTATTAGCTGTGTAGTCTAATGTTGCTAAAGATATATCATCTGCACCATCATAAAATTTTAAAGTAGGTGTAGATGCTGAAGTGGTATCTAGCCAAATCGTACCAGCAACTGCTGAACTTGGTCTTGATGTTCCTGAATTAGAAGTATTGATAGCCTCTAATACAGAGTTTAAATCTGACCTAAATGCTGGAAAACTCTGATTGGAGATGTCATAATCGTGTTGTGCCATGTTGTTCTTATACTCCTTTTATTTTAATATATCAATAGCCCTTCGCCAAGTAATCAAAGGTACGACTTATTGCTGTACCACCTGAATTTTTGAATGTTAGGTCAAAGCCATTTATTGTTTTATTTTCAACTAAAAAATAATCTCCTGTATCTAAATCTTCGCCTGTAATTCCTACGGCATAATTAACAGATTTGAATGGATTTGTAAATACTACTGTATAAGTTCCAGCACCAGAAGTTATATCATTTCCACTAAATATTCTATCAGGCATATCTACTGTAACAGATACTTGTTGAACTACAGGTGTTGAAGCACCATCTCTTGAAATTAAAACAACTCTAAATTTTAAATATCTTGCTGTGTAATTTCCAATAACAAAGTTTTGAAAAGTAGTATAAGTAATATCATCATCTGATGTTGCTATTTCTAAATGTGCATCAGAATTTGCTGGTGCGTCACCATCGAAGTTGGAAGATTGGCTGTCAAATAATCCAGTTCTGGAATCAAATAAATCATCAGGATTAGACGCAGTTTGTTGTATTGTTGCAGTAACTCTAACTGTATGTTTTGCACCTATATCAATAGTATTTGCAAAGACATAATTACCACTAGATATAAAATCGGCATTAGTTGCACCTGAATCAAAAAATCTATCTGTTTCATCATCAAATAAACCTGAAGCGGAATCAAAAAGTTCAGAAGAATCTAATTGTATTGAATCATCTACAATAACTGTATTGTTATTTGTTCCAGCAAAATCTGGATGTTCATTAATTGTTGTAATAGCATTGTGATTAACAACATCAGTTACATTTGAAATAATTGTGGTTGCATTAGAACTAAAGTTTCCTAATTTATCCACGGCTTTTATAAGATAGGATCCTGCTCTGGCTGGTACAGAAATTGAGGTTGCTGGTCGTGATATTTTAGAAACTAAATTAACTGAGTTTTGCCAATCTGCTGTTCCATCAGTATCAGTTGAATATCTTAATTGATAATAAGCTAAATCCAAATCAGGAATTTGCGACCATGAAAGGTGGGCTTCTTGACCAACAATATTGCAAGATAAATCTTCTACATCACTTGGTGGTTCAATAGCACCTACAATAGTTCTTTGAGCAGTTACATAAGTTGATGAAACTCCTAAAGTATTTACTGCCTTTACTCGGACATCATAGGTATCTTGGTCAATTACATTTAAAACTCTATGATTTAAACCACTACCTTGTGCATAGATAATATAATTTGAATCTGTGCTTTTTTTGTATTCAACTTGGTAATAATCTATAAATGAATCTGTACTTGCACCTATAGTAATATCTAATGCAACAATTACAGTACCATCATTATATTCAATTAAATTATCGTCTAAAGTAACACTTGCTGGTGGCTGAATAGTAAATGGATTAGGAAGATTAGTACTAGGTGCTGTTGTTTGTTGTGATTTTTCCGACCAAGTAAAATGACTATTTTGGTGTTCTACTAAATCTAAACCTAATGTGTAATCAGGATTAAATTTCATAGATAAAATTCTAAAAGGTTTTGCAGAATAACCTAAGGAACTGTGAGTAACATTAACAATATCTCCTATTGCTAAATCATAAGCACTAAAAGAAACATTAATTGAAAGTCTAGTAGATTCTCTAGTTCTTCTTAAAATTACCTCAGCCATTTCTTCAGCTTGATATGGATTTGTTATTACTTTTCCAAAATCAAATCTACCTTCTAATAAAAACCCACCATCACTTGATTTCATTGTTCCGTGTTGATCTGGACTATCTAAACCAGAATCATCTATAGGTGGAAATTGTACTTCATCAGTTTGCCAATTTCTATCTGGATTAACAAAAGAACAAATAACTCTATTATATTTTTCATTTTTACTAGGACTAGATAAAGTATATCCACCTATAATATCATCTTCAGTTAAAGTGATAGAAGCTGTACCTGTTGTTTCTATAACTAATTTATAAGTACCTTGAGTGTATGGTAAATAACCTCTGCAACCTTTTAATAATTCTCTAACATTTTCTAATATCTTTTTAGAAGTATCTAGTACAGCATTTGATTCAAATAAATTAATATCACTTGCACCAGAATATGGTGTTACTTGTGTATTAC